AGTCAGGGTTCGTTCCGGATTGACGGCAGCGCATTGGCGACAGGTCAGGCTGCATTCAAGACGCTGTGCGACGGTCCAAGCGGCGCTTGCGCAATCAAGATCGGCACAGGTTCCGGCGCGGCTCAGGTATTGGTTTCCGGCGATCCGGTGGAATACGCGGCGGGCTATGTTCACAGCTACCAAGAGAACCAAGCCACCGACAGTTCATACGAAGGCGCTGTTTATAATTTTAAGCAGAACGATCTGACCGTCAAAGACGAAGAGCCAGCCTAATCCGCTCCGGCGGCTAGGGGGCGGGCGGAGGTTGGTTTCGACCGCGCGCCCCCGACTTTGAAACCGGAAACCCAAGGACAAACACAATGGACTTTAACAAATTTAACGCCCGCGCCTATGCTGAAGCCGGGTCTGCAATGCAAATTCTGGACCCGTGGACAGGTGAGCCTATGATGGACGGCGAGAAGCCGTGCAAGGTGATCGTGCGCGGCACTGCTTCCAAGTCGGTTCAGGCCGCAATGCGTGCCAAGCAAAAAGCCGCGATGATGAGCAAGAAGGCAAAGGGCGACAAGGGTGACGACGAGGCGCGCGTCATGGAGGATGTTCATATGCAGCTATGTGAAGGCGCTGCACCTTTCATTGTCGGCTTTGAAAACGTGATGAACGGGACAAAGCCCGCGACTGCCGATGACGCGATGTGGTTCCTTGACCTGACGTTCCCCGAAATGGGCGTCAAAAAGGATGCAGACGGCGATCAGGTTACAGACAAAGACGGTTCGCCCGTGTTCGAGATGAAAAACAACCCGTTCGCAAAGCAAATCGGCGAGTTTGCCGGGTCGCAGGCTAATCGCTTGGGAAACGGGCCGAAGGGTTAAAGCTCTACGCCAGACAGATTGGCTACCTGCACGCCACACCAAAAGATCAAAAGCAAAGCCGATTGGCGCAATGGTCTGAGGCTGGCGTGACAGACTTCGGCTTGCCGGATCTGGACGCAGAGGAATATCTAGTCGGGCTGTTCTTCGATCTAGGCCCAACGCGCAGTAACGGCATGTCTGAAGTTCCGACAGACTGGGACATTCTCTGGCCCTACGCATCTGCCAAGGGTTTGGATGACGACGACACCGGCATCTTGGCTGAGATGTTCAAATGCTACCACGCCGAGCGCGAAAGCGGCGTCAACGCGCTGGCGATTGCTCCGGTAGATAGGCCAAAGGCGTCCCGTTAGCGGGGCGTCTAATCAGCAGAATGTACAAGCTAGGATTAGATTAAATGAGCCAGAATTTTGCCGATCTGATCCTTGGTGCCGACACGCGCGGCCTGCTCAAAGGTAAGGACGCGCTCGAATCCACCACTAAGGCGGGCGCGCAGACTGAAAAAGCAGTCCGGGGTACGGCTAAAGGTTTTGAGGGTGCGGGCAAATCCGCGAGCACCGCTACACCGCAGGTCCGTGGTTTCGGAGACGCAACGGGCGCAGCGTCCGGCGCAGCTCTAAACATGACAAAAGCCCTTGGTGGGCTGGCCGCTGGTTTGTTTTCGGTTCAGACCGCAACGGCAGCGATCACAGCCGCCAAGTCGCTTGATATAGCGCTATCCGAGACGGCTACATTGCTCACGGATATGCCCGGCGAAATCGACAAGGTGGCGGCGTCTGCACGCGGGCTTGCCGACGCTTACGGTACTTCGGACGAACAGCAGGTGCGCGCGTTCTATCAGGCAATCTCAGGCGGCGCAGGTAGTGCGGCTGAGGCTACGGAATTGCTCGACGCTGCAAACAAGCTGGCAATCGGTGGTATCACCGACGTCACATCGGCAACCGGAATTCTAACGACAGCTATGAACGTCTACAAGGCTGAAGGCCAAAGCGCGGCGGATGCTTCCGACGCGCTCTTTGTGGCTATGAAAGCGGGCGTTACGACTATTCCCGAACTGGCGTCTGCCCTTGGCGCTGTGCTGCCATACTCGCAATCGCTTGGCGTTTCGTTCGACGAGACGGCGGCGGCGGTGTCCGCACTTACAAAGGGCGGTCTGACGACTGCGGTTGCGACCACCGGCTTGCGTGCGGCGCTCAACTCAATTCTTGCGCCAACAGAACAGGCGAAGGATCTGGCAAGGGATCTGAGCATTGAGTTCAACGCGGCTGGCCTTGAAGCGATGGGCCTTGCAGGTTTCTTGCAGACCGTAAATGAGGCGACAGGCGGCAGCAACGTGCTTCTTCAGCAGCTTTTCGGATCGACCGAGGCCACAGCCGTTGCGTTGGGTTTTGCTGGATCGGCGGGTGAGTCGTTCACTGAAATTCTGGCTCAGATGAATGTTAAATTGGGGGCGACCGAGGAGGCCATGTCCGCTGTTGATGCGGCTGCTAGTGACCGGATGGACGATGCGCTGCAAGCGATGGGAAACACGCTGACCCGCATGGGGTCTATGGTCTTGCCTGCACTCGCTACGGCGCTGGAGGGCGCGGCGTCACTCATGGCGCTGGTTGCGGATAATTCTGACGCGCTGGCGATTGCGCTTGGCATTTTGGCTGTACGCCAAATTCCTGCCGTAATCGGTGGGCTGATCACGTTGAGCGCTTGGCTTGCTACATCCGAGGGGCTGTTTATCGCAGGAGCTATTGCGGCTAAGGGTATGGCTCTAGCTATGAACCTGATCCCGTTTGTTGCGGTAGTAGCGGGGGCGACCGCGACCTACCGAGCATTCAGCAACAACCAGCAGGCGGCAGAGACCCTAAAGTCTGCACTGCAAGGCGTCGTTGATACACAAGTCGGACTGAACACAGCCACCGAGGATTACTACACAAACGTCACGCGCGGAAACCTCGAGGCTATGACGTCGCAGGCGCAAGCTGCACAAGAATCACTGGCGCTCGCTGTTGAGTCGGCCCAGGCGCGTGTTAAGGCGGCAGAGACAGCGGCAAAGTTCGGTGTAGGTGGGTATAACTTGCCCGTTCTGATTGCGGAACTTGAAGGCTTGCAGACGCAGCTATTTAACGCAGAGACACGACTTTCCGCCGCCGATCATGCTGCCGCGAACTTCACCGCCACGACGGCGGGCGCGGCTGCTTCTGCTGATTTGCTGACATCTTCAACCGACAAATACACCGCGTCTACATTCACCGCGATCCCTGCAATGTCAGAACTCATTGCAAAGTACGGCAGCATGGCAACGTCTGTGCGGGACGTTATGCAGGCGCAGAACGATCTAGCGGCGGCTGACACGTTGGCAGGGCTAAAGGGGCTTGCAGCGTCCGCATATGAGGTGTCCGATGCTCTCGGCTTGTCTGCGGACGAAGCCACAGCCTTGCAACTTAAGATATTTGACATTGGCAATTCCAATTCGTTCGCAGAGCAATCGCGCGCGGCGGCTGAGGTTGCGGCTCAAATCATCACAGCCTCGGGCGGGCTAGACAAAATGGATACGTCTGCCCGCATCGTTGTCCAAGCATTGCTCAATGGTGCGAGAAGCGCGGCAGATGTTGCCGCAAATGCATCGGCAGCATCTTCTAACATTGGGGGCGCGGCGGGGGAGGCGGCTCGTCTTGCGCAAAACCTAAGTGCGGCTGCGTCTGCACTGGCTGGCGTGATAAGTGCAACGGCGAACCTCAACGTCGGGGCAATCGGGCTCGAGGCGCAAAACCGCGCGCTTGAAACAGGCAACACGCTAATTGAGGCAAGAACTGCGGGCCTAGTTGCGGCGAAGAAGGCGGAATTGGCATCGGCCCTCGGGTCGAGTGAGGGCGTTATCCGCGCCGCTGCAACGGCTGAACTTAACAAGTACACCGCAGCAGTTGAGCGCAGCAGTTCTGCGCAGGAGGTTAATGAGCGACTGACAAAGGCAATGACGGCGTCGCTTGGTGGCAGTGGCGGTGGAGGCGGCGGGGGACTGTCCAAAGCTGCGAAAGACGCAACCAAAGAACTTGACAAGATGGCCGACGAAATCGAGCGCCTAGAGTTCGACGCTGACCCTATCAAAAAGTATAACGCAGAGATCGAAAAGCTGGACCGCCTCGTTGGCGCTGGCCTATCCGATGGCGCGTATCAAAAAGCCGTTGCGGATCTAAACGAAGAATTTGCCAACAGCGACCCGCTTATCTCTGGTATTGGCGATGCAATAGGCGACTTCGTGGCGGGCGGAATGCGCAGTTTTGGCGATCTGCTGGACAGCTTCAAGAACATGATTAAGCAGATGATTGCCACGGCAATTGCTAACCCGATCAAGCTGGCGCTCACTACGGCGTTTTCAGGCGGTGGCACAGCAGCGGCGGCGGGTCAGGTGGCAGGCGCGCCGGGAGTGGGTGGCGGGCTGATTGGCGGCATTGGGACAGGCGTCAGCAATTTCATAGGCTCCATCGGCGGTGCTGGTGGATTGCTAGGTGGCGCGTCAAGCGTTGTGAGCGGCCTTTTCTCCGGCGGGCTAGGCGGCGCGGCTAGCGCAATCGGTTCTGCTGTGACAGGCATCGGTTCAGCTACAACTATGATTGGCGGGCTTGGCGCGGCTATTGGGGCCATCGCCCTGCCCGTCGCAGCAGTCGCGGCTGTATTCTCATTCTTCAAGAAAAAGACCAAAGAACTGGACAGCGGCTTGCGGATTACGGCTGACGCGATGGGAACAATGGTTGATCAATTCACCAAGACCGAAACCAAAAGGTTCTGGGGTCTGAGCAAGAAAACCCGCGAGACGTATTCACCCACTGAGAACGCAGAGCCAATCATCAAAGCTGTTGACGCCATCCGGGACGAGACATTCAGGCTGGGTAGCGTCTTGGGGCTGGCTGAGGACAGTTTCAACAGCTTCGCGTATCAAGTAAATCTTTCGCTGAAAGGGCTTTCTGAGGAAGACGCGCAAGCCAAGATTGCCGAGACTTTGGGTGTGATTGCGTCCGAATACGCATATGCAGCACTGGGTCACTTCCAAGAGATTATGGGCGACGTGATCCGCGACGGTCAGACAGCGGGCGAGGCACTGTCCGAGCTTTCAGGTTCTTTGCAGGGCGTTAATGCCGTCATGGGCCAGCTTCGCCTGACCACAAACGAGGTGAGCGTTGCAGGCGCGGTGGCAGCGCGCAACTTCGCGGACCTGTTTGGCGGACTGGACGCGCTAAACCAAGTAGCAACAGCGTATTACCAAACCTATTACAGCGACGCCGAGCGACTGGGCCACGCAACGCAGACGCTTGCGGAGCAGATGGACGCCCTTTATCTGACCGTACCAGCGACGAAGGAGGCATTCCGCGCACTGGTGGAGGTAGCCGACGCGGCGGGTAATCGTGATCTGGTGGCCGGATTGCTGAAAGTCGCGCCGCTGTTTGCCGAGGTCAAAGACGCCATTGGCACCACAGCCGACGCACAGACAGAACTGACGGCGGCCCTGACAGCCTATGAGCAGGCCGTAGGGCGCGAGATTGCACGCCTGCGCGCCGAGGCTAACACAGCCCTTGAGCCTCTACTGGCGGGCATTTCTGCGGCTGAGACAGGCGCGAACGATGCGCGGTCTGCGCTCGACGGTGCGATGAACAGCCTTCGCTCGTTTGTTCAGGCCCAGATCAGCGCCGCCAACGACACAGCCGAGGCGGCGATTGAGCCGCTGCAGGATGAAATCGAAGCCTTCGCCGCAGCGTCCGAAAACGCTGCCGAGCGGCTAGAAGCGGCATTCTCTCAGGTTGAAAACAACATCGACGCGCAGATCAGCTCAATCCAAGACGCATCCAGTGCAGCCGTATCTGTTTTGCAGGGCGAGCTTGACGGGCTTAAATCGACCGCAGATGAAACATCCGCAGCCGTTCGGAACGCCTTTGCAGCGCTTGAGCAGGCCGTCGATAGCGACATTGCCGGAATTGAGGCAGACCTTGCCACGGCAGTTGACGGGCTGACAGCCACAGCGGAAG